GGTGTCCATTCCCGCAACTTTATTTTTTATGCGTGAAGATAACGCAACATTGACTTGATATGAGTGAAACTCACACAAAACAAAAACAGATAAGCGGAATCGCTGCCCATTGCTCATTCGACAGGGCGGTGGACTTGGTTGACTTGGTGGAGCATCCCAGCAACCCAAACAAGCACAGCGACAAGCAGATTGCCCTGCTGGCCAAGGTCATCCGAAACCAAGGCTGGCGAAACCCCATTGTGGTGTCGAACCGTTCCGGCTTCATCATTTCCGGCCATGGCCGGTTGGCGGCAGCCAAGTTGTTGAACGTGGAAAACGTGCCGGTCGATTACCAGGACTTCGCCAGCGAGGCAGCGGAACACGCGCACTTAATCGCCGACAACCGCATCGCCGAACTGGCCGAGATTGACAAGGGCGAACTGATATCGCTGCTGGGCGAACTGGACGGCCAGATTGACTTGGAACTGGCCGGATTTGACTTGGACACTTACAGCAAACTGCTTGGCAGCGGTTCAGAGGATGATGATTCCGGCGTCGATGCCAAGATGGCAAAAGCGGCCGAGCTTCAAAAGAAATGGAAAACAAAGGCCGGTCAACTTTGGCAGCTTGGCGACCATCGCATCGTCTGTGGCGACTGCACCGACGGCAAGGTTTTCAAGTTGGTAATGGGAAAAGACCAGGCGCACCTGGTGCATACCGACCCGCCATACGGCGTGAGTTACGAGGGAGTGCCAAACGACGACCTGCGCGAGGATGGTCTGGTTGGCTTAATCCAGCCATCACTCGAAAACGCCATGAAACACACAGCCTCAACAGCGGCCTTCTACATTTGGCACGCAGATAGGACACGCGCCGATTTTATGTGGGCAATCAAGTCTGCCGGCCTGGAGGAAAAGCAATACCTGGTGTGGGTGAAGGACAGGTTCACACTTGGTGGCTCAAATTACCAAATACAAACAGAACCGTGCTTCTATTGCCAAAAGGCGGGACACCAGGCCGCATGGCACGGCGACCGAAAACAAAGCACAGTCTGGCGGTTTGAGAGAAAACCAAAACCAGGTGAATTGATATCCATCCAGGATGGCCTTCGCATCAGCGACGGCGCCGGCAATCAGATTCTGGTCAAGCCTGTTGTGACTAAAAACAGCAAGCTCCGGCTATTCCGAACCGACCTAAAATCAGTCTTGAACATCACAGACAATAATAACACCGACGCCTGGGAGGTTTCAAAGGACAAGGCCAGCACCTATATGCATCCAACCCAAAAACCTGTTGCCTTGGCCGAGAAGGCAATATGGAACAACACTACAACTGGCCAGGTGGTTCTGGATTTTTTCAGCGGATCAGGCTCAACCCTCATGGCCTGTGAGCAGACCGGCCGCCAAGGCCGAGCCATCGAACTGGACCCTGGCTACGTTGCCGTCACTCTTGAACGCTGGGCAGAGGCAACCGGCAAGGAACCGAAACTATGCAACTGACGCCGGAACAAGTCGCCAAGGTACAGGCGAAAAACGTCGAGAACCTCATCCGCAAGGCCGCCGAAGGGAAATCCCTGTCGGCCCGCGAGATGGAAATTCTGAACCAGCAAGCAAACCAGATGCCGGTAGTCGCCCCGCGGCTCATCAAGACCAAGGCAGCCCTGGCAGTAGCTTTGAACTTCAGCCGGCAGCGCCTTCATACCTTGGCCAAAAAAGAGGGATTCCCGCAGCCAGGGCCGGACGGATTCGACCTTGCCGCCGTTGTCACGTTTCTGGAGGGCGCCGGCATCGACCTAGACCTGCCCAGCCTGGGCAAAGGCCCGCCAAGCGAGGCCAAGCCGCGGCGCAACCTGTCGGAGTTGAAGGCCGACCTGCTGAAGGAGCAGATTGCCAAGCTGAAATTTCAGAACCAGGTCGAGCAGCGGCAGTACATCGCCAAGGACGAGATTGCCCGCGAACTGACCCGCGTAATCCACCAATTCAAGAGCGTGCTTTATGGCGCCCTGGAGAACGAACTGCCGCCAATCCTTGAAGGCATGAAGGCAGCCGACATTCAGGTGCGAATGCGTGGCGCCTTGGCCGAGGCGTTCAAATCAATTGAAACCGACAAATGGGCAACAAAAAAATAGAATGGGAAAACTGAAGGAACTAGCCGAGGCCGCCGCCGACTTTTACGGCGTGCCGTTTGATAAACTAATCAGCGCCAACAAGTCGGCGATGTACACCAAGCCACGGCACAACTGCCAATGGATTGCCTCCGACGCCGGCATGAAAAAGAGCATCATTGCACGGTTCTGGAACCAGGACAGAACGGCAGTTTATTATGGGTGCAAGATTGTTTCGGCACGCATTAAAAACGACGATTACGAAACAAACGAACTGCAAAAATTTATGACGCACGCCCGCAAATTTATAACGCGATGACGTACACCGAAGAAATCGCCAGGCAAGCCATCGCGCCGCGTAGCACAGACCCGCCTTGGCTGTGGGCAGAGAAAAACCTGGTGGTTGATAAAACAAGCCCTTTCCCTGGCAAGTTCAATTCAGACATTGCGCCCTGGACGAAGGAACCAATGGAATGCTTTGCCGATAACCGCGTGAAGGATTTGTCAATTATGTGCAGCGCCCAATCCGGCAAGACTCAAATGGTGATGACCCTGTTGGCCTGGTGTATAGCCGAGGACGCCGGCCCTGCCATGTGGGTGATGGCAGCCCAGGACGAGGCCAAGACATTCGCCAGGACAAGGTTGATGCCGACCCTGGAGAACTGCGAACCTGTGGCGCGGCTGTTCCCTGCCGACCGACACGCCAAGACAACGCTGGAAATCAATTTCGCTTCGATGCCGCTGGTGATTAACGGCGCGAACAGTCAGAGCAAGCTGCAAAGCAAACCTGTGCGCTGGTTGTTTCTGGATGAGGTGCGCAACTATCCACCAGGCGCGTATGAAATGGTTTTGAAACGCACGCGGGCATTCTGGAACGCTCGCCGGATAATGATTAGCACGCCTGACCATGAAAACGACCATGTACACCGTGCTTTCCTGGAAGGCGACCAACGCATCTACAAAGTCGAATGCCCAGAGTGCAAAGGCCGGCACGAAATGGCGTTCGACAATGTGAAATGGGACACGAACGCCGACACCTACAAAAACGACGAATGGGATTTCGACGAACTGACCAAGACAATCCGCTACGAATGCCCCGAATGCCAGGCGCCGTTTATCGACCGGCAAGACATTCGCAAGGCGTTCGCCTGCTCCGGCGTTTGGGAAGTTACCAACCCGCAGGCGCCCAGCGAGAAGGTTTCATTTCGCTGGTCTGCCGTGTTGCCGCCATGGGTTGCCTGGCGTGATTTGGTCCAGGAATTTCTCCAGGCCAAGGCTGCGCTTCGCGTCGGAACAACTGTTCCCTTGAAGGCATTCAAATGCGAATCGCTGGGCGTTCCCTGGATCGAGGAAATGGAGAGCGACGACGAACTGCGCGAACTGTCGGTGCATGACGACGCCTGGCCCTGGCCTGACGAGGACTTCAGGTTCGCAACCGTGGACGTTCAGAAAGATTTATTTTACATGGTGGTGCGTGCCTGGTCGAAGGACGGCAACAGTCGCCTGTTGCATTGGTCAAAGCCGTTGACCTGGGAGGACGTCGAAGAATTGAGGGTGGAGTACAACATCAAACCGCACCTGCTATTTATTGACTCGGCCTACAACGCGCAGAAGGTTTACGTGGCGTGCAAAGGATTTGGTTGGACTTGTATGCGAGGCAGCAAGCAGCGCGACTTCGCGCACAAGCTGAAGGATGGCACCAACGTGCGCCGTGCCTACTCTCCCAGGGTGCTGGTCGATCCGGCCATCGGAACCAAGAGCCAGGGCCGAGTGCGCCCTGTGTCGTTGTTTCATTGGAGCAACCCAACCGTGAAGGACGTACTTTACAACCTGCGCGAAGGCAAGGGCGCCAGTTGGACGGCCCTGCCAGATTCCGGCCAGGAGTATGAACTGCAAATGTTCAGCGAACGCCGGAAGGAACGACCCGACAAAGCCGGCCAACCTGTTTACGAATGGCATCGAGTCGGCAAGCGGGCCAACCACATTTGGGATTGTGAATGTATGCAGGTAACGGCAGCCATGATGGCGAAGTGTCTGGCAGAAGTCGCTTGACGATTCACCGGCCTGACGCAGGTTGGTTTCGGTTTGGTTCATGTTTGCAGGCCGGAGCGCCTGCCTCTCACAACACCCTGCGGCCTCGCTGGTTTCCTCTTTCCCCACGCGAGGCCGCTTTCTTTTGTTCGCTTGAGATTTCCCTGACGCCCCCGACTATCTTCACCAAATGCGGGCTGAAGGTTTGTTTCTAGATTTCACCACCAGCGAAATCACCACCATCCTGGCCAAGGCCAAGGCTTTGATTACGGAGGGCAAGACGCTGATGGCTTACGGCATCGGCGGCCGGAATGCTACCAAGCAGTTTACGCTGCCGGTTGACCAGGTTTTGCGCGAATGCCGTTTTGCGCTCAAGAAAAAAG